CGACGCGCCGCGCCGCATCGGCTCCGCCTTCCACGCCCTGCTCGAGGCCGCCGACAAGGGCATCGACTCGACCACCATCCTCACCGGGATGGAGGACCCCTACGAGGTCGAGATCGTCCTGGCAATGTTCGGCGGACACCTGCGCTACCTGTTCGACCCCGAACAGGACGTGCGCGCCGTGGCCGCCGAGATCGAGTTCAACATCCCCCTGAAGAACCCCGAGACCGGCAAGGAAACGCAGAACTGGCGCTTCGCCGGGAAGATCGATCGCATCGTGCAGCTGCGCGACGGTCGGTTCGCCCTGATGGAGTACAAGACCACGTCCCGCGATTTCTCCCCCGGCGCCGACTACTGGCAGAACCTGCACATGGATTCGCAGCTCTCGATGTACGTCATCGCCGCCAAGGAGATCGGCTACCCGATCGACACCGTGCTCTACGACGTGACCAGGCGGCCGGCTCTCCGTCCGCTCAAGGCCACGCCCGCCGAGTCCCGGAAGTACACCAAGGAAGGCGTGCTCTACGCCAACCAGCGTGGGGAAGACGAGACCCCGCAGGAGTTCGGCGACCGCATCCGTCACGACATCGATGTCCGCCCCGAGCACTACTTCGCCCGCATCGAGATCGCCCGCCTGGACCAGGACCTCGAGGACTGCAAGACCGAGATCTGGCAGCAGCAGCAGGTCATCCGCGAGGCGCAGAAGACCGGCCGCTGGTATCGCAATCCCAGCAGCTGCTACGGGATGTTCCCCTGCGACTACCTGCCCGTCTGCCTGAACCGCGACCTCGAGCATTTCACGCCCACAGGCTTCGCCCGAAGCATCGACATCCACCCCGAGCTGGCCAACGAAGCCAGCGAGTCCTAGGAGGTACGACCCATGAATCCGACACAGAAGCTCCCCCCGCCGCCGGCCAGAAAAGCCACCGCGGCGACCCAGCCCGAGCCGGCCACGCTGGCCGAGCCCACGCAGTTCAACCTCACCAGCGGCAAGCTCGTCCTGCCGCAGCGGGCCACCGTCTACGGCCCCGGCGGCATCGGCAAGTCCAGCCTCTGCGCGCTGGCTCCCACGCCCGTCTTCCTGGACATCGAGGGCGGCACCAACGAGCTCGAGGTCGCGCGCGTCGGCGGCCTGACCACGTTCGCCCTGGTGCGGGAGTGCCTGCGCTCGCCCGTACTCGACCAGTTCGAGACCGTTGTCATCGACTCGGTCACCAAGCTCGAGGAGCTGGTGGTCGCGCACGTCATCTCGTCTGTCCCCCACGAGAAGGGCGCGCGCGTCACCAGCCTCGAAGGCTACGGCTTCGGCAAGGGCTACAGCCACGTCTACGACGCCTTCCTGCTGTTCCTCGCCGACTGCGACGCCCTGGTGCGCCGCGGCAAGCACGTCGTCCTGATCGCCCACGACTGCGTCACCGACGTGCCCAATCCGGCCGGTGAGGACTTCATCCGCTTCGAGCCCCGCCTGCAGTCGCCCAAGTCGGGCAAGGCCAGCGTGCGCTCGAGGGTCGTCGAGTGGTCCGACCACGTCCTGTTCATGGGCTACGACGTGGTCAGCGACGAGGGCAAGGGCCGCGGCGCCGGCACGCGGACCATCTACACCAGCGAGATGCCCGACCACATCGCCAAGAGCCGGCGGGCCTCGCTGGCCATCGCGTTTGACTCCGCCACCGACGGCGAAATCTGGAACCACCTGCTTGGAGGTACGAACTAATGGCTCGCAAGCTCGAACACGAGGGCGTCTTCAAAGCCACGCCCACCGCCTGGGGTCTGCAGGACTCCCAGAACACCCAGTCCGTTGCCCTGGTCGTCACCTTCAAGATCCTGGAGCAGTTCGCCGACGGCGGCTGGCAGGACTGGCGGGAATACGAGGACCACGAGATCACCGGATGGTTCTACATCGTCAAGAAGGATGGCGGCGTGAACACCGCCACCGTCGAGAACCTCGTCAAGTCCATCGGCTGGGACGGCAACCTCGACCTGTCCGCCGGCCCGCAGGACATCACCTGCCAGATCACCACGGCCAACGAGGAATACAACGGCAAGACCACCCTCAAGGTCCAGTGGCTGAACCCCGGCGACTACACGCCTGGCATCAAGACCGTGGACCCGGCCAAGGCCAGCGACCTGCAGCGTCGGTACGGTTCGCAGATGCGCGCCGCCGCGGCTGCTGCCAAGCCCAAGCACACCGCCACCACCAAGGCCACCCCGCCGCCGCCTCGACCGGCTCCGGCGCCGACGCCCGAAGTGGCTGAGGACGATCTCCCTTTTGAAGACCGGCCGGCAGTGGTATCGGGCGAGCCCGCTGTCGGCCTTGGCGCGGGGGATACGGAGCTCGTTACCTCCGGCTCCGGGGCTGTGCGCGAGCAGCCCACCCCCGCGCCCCAGCTCGCCATGAACCAGATCAACCAGGCGCGGATCGACAGGCAGATCGACCAGCATGTCGAGCTCACCATGCTCGAGTCCATGGGGTTCGTTGAACTCCCGACCCTCGAGCACATGAGCATCGACCAACTGCGGGCCCATGCCAACGCGATCCGCGACCACATCGACACTGGGAGCCGCAGGCTCATCCAGGCTGCGTTCGCCGACGGCGACCGCGACAAGGCCCTGCGCGCCCTCAAGGCCATTCACGCACGAAAGGCGGCCTGACCATGCACGCCAAGAGAATCGGAACCTTCTACGGCTGCGGCCACATGGCCGACGTGTCCATCGGCAAGCACGGGTTCATCGTTCAGCGCGCCTTCGCCCGGCGCAAGAACAGGCTCGACCGCTTCCTCGAGCTGCTCCGCTGCCAGTGGCGCTGGTGGAACAGCTAGGAAGCACTCGGAAGCCGAATGGCGGCGAGTCTAAACCAGGTGGCCTGCGCCACAGTCCCCACCTGGCTCGCCGCCTAACCAACCACTCACGACAAGGAGGTCGCGCCTCATGAACTGCCAGCCGGGAGCCTTCCAACGCCGACGTGACCTCCTGATCGTACTTGCCCAATTGGCCGGCCTCGTCGTGGTGGAGATCACCATCGCCGCGGTCACCATCTGGGCCCTCTTCCAGATCGCAAAGGCGGTGCTGTAGTGCATACCGAACATGAGATCCAAACCCGCGCCGTACTCGCGTGGATCAAGGAACACGGGTCGATCAACCCGCTGGTCGCCAAGGACGAGCTCGGCATCATGCGCCTGGCTGCCCGCATCTTCGACATCCGCAAGGGCAACGGCGTCGAGGCCCTCGAGCTCGAGACGCGCCTGGTGACCGTCGGCAACCGACTCGGAGAGTCCTGCCGCGTCGCCGAGTACTCCATTCCCAAGCGCCACCGGACCGTGCCCACGTTCAACGGCACCCCGGCCCTGTTCGACTACTGAGGGAGCGACCGTGCGAGCAAGGAACATCAAGCCGGGGTTCTTCCGAAACGAGTCGCTGGTCGATCTGCACCCCCTGACCCGCATCCTGTTCGCGGGCCTCTGGTGCATGGCCGACCGTCGCGGCCTGATCGAGGACCGCCCCAAGACAATCAAGATCGAGATCCTCCCGTGTGACAATCACGATGTGGATGACGCCCTGGACGAGCTCGAGGCCGCTGGCCTGATCTCGCGCTACTTGGGCGACAACGGTGTCAAGACGTTGAAAATCCTCAAGTTCCTTGAGCACCAGCGCCCGCATCATACGGAGTCGGACAACCGGAATCTGGTCGAGCCCGGAGAAAGTGCGTGCTTGCCCGGAGAAAGTGCGTCGGAGCCTGCTCTGATTCCTGATTCCGGATTCCTGATTCCTGATTCCTGTTCCCTGATTCCTGATACCGGATTCCTGATCCCTGATTGTGGATACCCTTCCCCTCCTACGGAGGGTGGCACCGAGAGCTGCGCGCTCTCGCTGCCGGCCCCCGTGTCGATCCCGGTCCGCGAGGGGGACGAGCCGATCACCCAGATCGAGATCGATACCTGGCAGAACCTCTACGGCAACGTCCAGGTACTCGACACCCTCCGACGCATGGCCGGGCACTGGGCATCCAAGCCGGCCAACCAACGAAAGACCCGCAAGGGCATCCGCACATCGATCAACACATGGCTCGCCAAGGACCACGACTCCGCGCGCACCGGTGGGCCACGGACCACGCCGCAGTTCGGCATCGACGGCCGGGCCCAACGCACCAAGCAGGCCATGGAGAACGTCCTCGCGAAATTGAATGGGGGAACCGATGCAAATCGTAACTAAGGCCCTCACGGGCGCTGCGCTGCTCTACGGCGTGCCGCTGGACGAGGACCAGATCATGGCCTACCTCGCCGTCCTCTCCCAGTCAGGGGCCTCCGAGGACCGCATGGCGGCCGGTGTGGCCGCGGCCTGCCGGGTGTGCGAGTTCATGCCCAAGCCCGTGGACATCCTCAAGCACATGCCGACGCCCACCCAGAAGCAGCTCCCGGCCGCCGACGACTTCGAGATGTCCCAGGACGATCGCGACTTCGGCAAGGCCGCCGCACCCCTGTTCGGACAGTACGTCCGCAAGGAGATCAACAAGGACCAGCTCGTCGCCGGGCTCCGGGCCGCTGCCAGAGACCTCGGTATCGAGGGCCGTATGGACTGGGCTAACTATTACGAAGAAGGTGCAAATTGAGTACTTCCAGAGAGCTACGGGTCACGCTGCCGTGGCCACCGAGCATCAATGGGTACTGGCGCGCCATCAACCGCGGCAAGTACGCCAGCCAGATCATCTCGGAAGACGGCCGGCGGTTCCGGTCCAGCGTCGCGCTCACGTTCAAGATGGCCCCGCCCATCGCGCCCTTCAAGGGCCGGCTCCAGGTGGAGATCGATCTGCACCGCGGCGATCGCCGGTCCTACGACTGCGACAACTTCACCAAGGGCATCTTCGACGGCCTCACCCACGCGGGGGTCTGGGGCGACGACTCGCAGGTGGACGTGCTGACCGTTCGCCGCGGCGCCGTCACCCCGGGCAATCCCCACTCCGTGGTCACCATCCGCGAGATCGAGGCCCAGCCATGACGCGCGGCAGGACGAACCTCGAGGCCAGAACCATCCACGGCGCGCTGGCCGAGGCTCAGGCGAACGCAGCC